GTCGCGGATAATGTGCTCGGCGGCCATGTAGTGTTGCTCATCCCAGGTTGTCTTGCCTGTCTCAAACCCTGCTTTTATGTCGGCAAGGGAAAGGTCAGGGTAAAAGCTGTAAAGCACATCGTCGCTTGAAAAGCGTTGCCCGACGTATTTTAAAGTTGTCCCGATAGAAAAGTTTCCCGGCCATGAAATCCTGAGCCAGTAACGCCAATAGATTTTATATGCGGTCAAGCCCGCCACATCTTCGGTAGTTTGCTCAAGATCCCAGCCTTTAAGCCTATCCGTCGACCAGGTAATGCGACCAGAGGCTAACGCGCCGTCGGTTTCGTCGATAATGTCGACGACGTTTTGCCAAGCGTTGCCCCACCAAACTTGAATAGTCGGCGCAAGCTGATTTGTATTCAGCGTGCCAAACTCAAACCACAGATTATTGAATGGGGCGATTGAGCCGATATAAAGGTAAGATCCAGAGGTATAGGCGAAAGCCTGAACCCCAGCGCGGAAGTCGTTTACCTTCGGCGAGATGTCTATAGAGTTGTAAAGGACTCGCTGATCTTGCACGGCTTCCAGCCTTTCGCTAATAGTTTATTCTTAAATTGACCTGGTGTCATCATGCTACCGCGTTCGCCCAAGCAAATCTCGGCGGCAAATTCCACGCAAAACCTATCGCGTCGCGATTCAATTTGATTACCTCGCAAGAAACAGTGAACGCCTCGTTGTTCGTTAGTGAAAGTTTAACATTGCCCATGGAAACAATCACAGACGTTGCAACATCCAAAGCGTCGCCTATCCTTGCGTAAAGGGTATCGGAAACGTCACTTGAACCTTTACGGTAACAATAAATCTCAAAAGCTTTAAAAGCCGTATTTGTTGGGTTTTTTAATTGGACGTAATATTTTGTCGAAGAGAATCCAGAGAGCGGAACAGTGTCAACGTCAACGCTTGTCCCCGCTGGAATAGAAGAAGACACCCGCGCCCATAAACCAGTAGACGGCGAAGATGAATTAATTACCGTCATGCTATCTCTTCCACGTTCACGCTAACCGTTCCGGTTTCGCATTTTCCGTAGATCAATATGCCGTCGGTTATGTCGTATTGCCTCTCCCCGCCGTCGGGCTGGATTGTCATGCCTACGAATCCAGCTGCGCTACCGTCAAAGTTAAGTTTAACCTTCACGCTTGATTCATTTTGTATGGCTATGGCGTTTCGGTTTGGCAGCGGTGTAGCTGGTAATGCCGTCCAGGTTACCGCATTTAAAGTCACTGTAGAATTTAAACCGCCAATATTAAGGCCGGAAGGCTTTACTTGCCCGTCAACTCTGACAGCAGTTTGACCTGGCGCATGGTCGATAAATTTCTGGTATTCGCGCGTTGTAATTTGTTCAGGTAGCGCCATTCACTTCACTCTAAGCAAAAAAGGGACTAGGCGTTAACTTAATAACGCCAAGTCCCGACCACTTTTGGATTAGGCTTTGATGTATTCGATTACAAACTTGACTTTGCCTGCGGTCATTGCGGCGGTGCCGATTGCCATGACAACCTTAGAGCCGCTCGCAAGTTTCACAGGGACCGAAAGCGTGTTCGGCGTGCCTTCGATAGCGAGTGGCAAAACCACTGCGCCAGCGGTTAGGGACGCTACCGCGCCTTGGGTCGTCGTCATAAAGGCGTCGTCGTCGCCGGACGTGCCGACCTTAAGGGTCGCCGACCCGCCGGAGGTACAAGCGGTTTGAACGGATGAATGAAAGTGGGTAATGACGATATCAGAACCCGCCTCGAAAACATCAAGGGAGCCGACCGCGCCGCCGTCCTGGGAGAAATCCCATTCGGCTGCGACAATCTCTTTTGCCATGGTAAACGTAGGGCCAACTTTTTTATATGTTTTGATCGCTGCCATCTTTTTTCACCTTCTTAGTTTTTGTTGTGCGTATATCGCCCATGATATACGCCGCCGATCTGTTGCCCACTTGAACTATGGATACAATTTTGATCGGCGTCCTGATTTTTTTCAAGTCGTCTACGAGGGCTTGCGGTGAATCCGACATGATTACCGCAAGCGACTCGTAAGGATTTAAGGAATCAAATTGCATTAGCTGTTATAGACCTTGATGTGCTTAACATCGCCGTTGATGCCAAGTTTCGCGCCGAACACCATATCGACCGACATCACAACGCCAAATTTCTTCTGGCTGTGAAGGTCGGATAATTTAATCTGTACTTCGGTTTGGCTTACCATGTGCATAAAATCAGGGTGGAACAACAGGCCATAATCAGCGCTGCGGCTGTTGTCTTCAAAGATGCTAAACCCGAAACGCTTCAATCCGACCTTGCCGCCGACAACAGGGGCATCGGTTGCGCCATAATCGGAGCTAGTCAGAGTCGCGGCGTTCAATACGTCTCCATAATATTGCGGGTCGAGAAGGCAATACCACCCTGGCATATCTGGCCATTTTGCTTTTGCTGCCAAAATGCGGGCTGCGGATAGTTGCGATGCGTTAAAGTCAGTGACTCCAGACACATCATGATCGGGCGCAGATGTCGAAGGTGCTACCAATGAATAAAGGTAGTCATTGATTTGCTTATTCATCGCGTAAAGCAAAGCAGCCATGACTTCCGGGTTGTCCTGGCTGATTTGCGATTGCAATTCCACGAGGTCTTGAAACTCATAGGCTGCAACCGCACGCTTATCGGCTTTGATATCGACATAAGAAGTCGAAATGGTTTCGGTGGAAAAGCTATCTGCGTTAGTCCCAACGGTCAGAAGTTGTCCGTTAGGCGCGTTGACCTGTGACACCTTAACGGTATCGCCTTGGCGAGCAATCGCGCCTTGATATTGCTTGGACACCAAACCACCAAGCAACAGGCTTTCGCGGAGTTGCTTAGTAAAAAGCGGCGACCAATACTTTTGAATCTGCTGTTGGACTTCTGAAAGCGTTGTAACTGACATTTTAAATCACTCCATGATTTATGTTATTTGTTCCGGCTTCCACTTTTTCATATCTTTAAGTGGTAGCTTTTTCCATTCCTCGTGGGAAATAGTAGTAGCACCATTACCAGGCGCATGATTTGGCATCCCTGCCCCTGGCTTTCGTAACATTTCCGGCCATTCTTTCTTGACATTCTCAACAATTTTGGTGACAGACATCGGCTCAATTTCGCCGTCTTCGTTCAACACAACATCGTCGATATGCCCGCCCAGAACCGAATACCACTTTTGATCTACCGGCGCGCCAAGCCCTCGGACAATTGCGCCTAGCTTTCTTGCTGAACGCTCTTTATCCTCAAACGCCTTGAGTTGATCTGAAGCCGCTTTTGCCTTCTCACGTTCTAAGTCGAGAAGTTTTTGCAGTTCGCCTTTTTTCGCCAGGTCTGCTTCCTCAGCGGCCTTGCGGTCGGCGTCGATCTGTTCAAGTTTCGCTTGTAGCTTTTTCTTTTCGTCGAGAAGTTTCCGGTGCGTGTCATACGAAACGGATTCTTTCAACTGGTTGGGAGTGTTCGCAGAACCCTCGCCGCCGGATTGACCCGCAGGGTCAACGTTTTCAGTGGTCATTCTATGTTACCTCTTAAAAAGGGAAGTTTTCAATATCTTAATGGCCTTTAAGATATCCGCGCAAGCCTTTTCAAGAGATCGGTGAACCGTCGCCGGTAGTATCGCACCAGTTGCCCGTGCTCGGCTTGGCTGAGGTTCATAAACACTCGGCCACGTTTTGCGTTGTACTCGGCGATCTGTTCGTTTGTTTTGTCGGTATCGTAGCGAGAACCTTTAGGCCCAAGGGTCACGCTGCCGTCGGTAACGGTCAGAACCCTTACAGAGCGTAGCATCTGGCCGGTCAAGGTGAGGTTGCTTTTCTTCGGGCGCGTCGTCGGGTCGAGCGGGTAAGTTTTTCTTAGCTTGGCGTAGCGGTCTGACCATTTGATAGAGGAAAGTGCAAACCTGGAACCGAATGACGTCTTGACCCCATAGCCGAGGCGCGTGCGCTTTACGATAAGGCCCACGGCGACCGCACCAAGCGCCTCCATTTCTCGGCGTGAGACAGCTTTGCCTAGCTTCTCCTGCAAGCCTTTAAAGACTTTTTTAAGGTCTGTTTCAGCGGTCATTTTCAACCATTTCTATGATTTTCTTAAGGTCGGCTCGTTTGATCCCGAGGAAGCGCCGCGCCTTCTTAGGGTCTGGGTCGCCGCCGTAGCTGCCAAGAATGTTACCCTCGGCGCGGTCGGCTTCCTCGGTGCCGCTGGGGATGCCTACGATGATTTCCCCTGGCTTATCCTTCAGAAGGGAAATCGAAGCCAGCATGTCGCCTGATAATTGAAGGTCGACCTTGCCCGCAGACTTACCGGCGTTCTTAAAGTCAAGGCTTTCGATATACGACTTTGAATATTTTGGAAACCGCTTGCCGTTGATGTCCTTGCCACCCATGGTGCGGTCGACCATGTGCTCTATCACAAGGTCAGCGACCGCCTCACGTTGCGCTTTCGTTAGCGTCTTCGGCAGGGTCAGCGGGATTTCCGTCACCTTCGGCATTGATTACCCCTCTTTCAGCTTCGATCTCGGCAATCAGTTCATCTATCTCCATATCGCCCATTTCAGGATTCAGCTTCATCAGCGCGCGCCGCCTGGAGATAAACCCCGCCGCGTATTCCTCTTTCAAATCGCGTGCAGTCTGGCCGCGCGATTGCTGCGGAAGCTGAATTGCAAACTTCGTCGCTACGGTCGCGGTCGGCGTCCAGCGTGCCGGGTTGTCGATCATGCCGGTTTCAGACCAATATGGGTGCATCGCGTTAAGGGTCAAATCCCATAACTCCACCTCGGCCTTTTGGAATATGGTCGTTTGCTTCTGACGTGCCTCATAGGTGTCCATTTCGTCGATCAACTTCGATATACCGGATGCAAAATTCTCTGCCGAAAGATCGCCAAGGGCGCCCGCGCGTATACCCTGCGTAGAAAGCCAGATAGTAAGCTGCGATTGAATCAGTCCGAGCACTTGCTGATAATCAACTTGCGGTTTGATGGTGCCGATCTCAGGCTTTTTGTCAGAGGTCGGATCTGACTTTAAAGACCAGAAAGCATTAGGCGCAAACTTAATATTTTCGTCGTTTACGTCGATCCCGTAAATGATTGAGAAGCACTGGAACATCGCCGAGAGGTTCAGGTCAGATGTCATGAGCGGCAATAGCTTTACCATTCTCACGATGTCGGTATCTTGCTGCGGATAAAGGCAATCGTCCGATTTGTTGATATAGACGAAAGGCAAGCGCCCGACTGGATTTATGCCTTCGACGTTGTTAAATTCGGCCATGATATCCAGGCGCGTTTTGCCTTCGCTGTCTATGACCATAAAGCTGTAGGCATCCCACACCCAATAGATATCAACGTCGCCGCGCTTGCCACCATAGACGATTACACCTGTAGGCTTTTCCGGCTCGATAGGGTCGAACGAATAGACGACAAAGCGATCATTCTTTATCACGCGAAGGCGCGGCATCCCTTGCGCCACATAGGGGTAAATTAAAGATGTCTTTGTCAGGTTAAATAGCTCATTGGCTTTGTTCATTTTGTCGT